AGAATAGGGCCAAAAAGCGTTAGGCCTTGACTAAACGCTAACATCCATGCTAATATCTCCCATGCCCGATTGGGCTAAACCGTGGCCTTCGCAGCTTGAGCCCTAGAATCAAGCTGCACATCTACGGAGGACAAGTGCCCAAGAAGAAGATGAAAAAGAAGTGCTAGCAGCTTGACCACAAAGCATAGCCCTTGAGAGATGACATCCAAGGGCCTTGCTGGGCGGTTGAGGGTAGGAGTAGCTGGCGCATACCCAGCCCTACATGGTAACTCGCCGCCCAACTCTTTAGCCTGGATTCTCCCGCTACGGCCCCGCAGGGGTGCGGACTTCGGCGGTCAAGGGTCGAGCCGTATCCTTGGCAGGCTAAAATAACTTCTAGTCCCTATCCCGGCGCTCGCCGTGCCGCCTCATCGGGCTAGAACGTCCCCCTCAAGCCTAGGCCGCAAGGCAAGCTCAAACCGAGGGGGCAATCTAAGAGGAACCTTGTCCCTCAAACTTGGCACAACGTCAGCGCAGATTGCCGCAGACATCCAGCGCGTAGCCTCCGAACAGAGCTACAGCGTTGACGAGTTGCCGCGTTCACAGTACCTAAAGCATGGCGGCATTTACTCAAGCAGGCAGATTCATCAATGCGGCGGGTGGTCATTTGTCAAGCGGACGTTCTTCAAAGAAGGTCGCAAGGAAGGCGAGATTAGGGCCAGCCAGCTAGTCAACGCGGAAGTCAATAGGCTACGGCGCACGGTAGGCGATACTGAATACCTAGGCGACTTGATCGCCGCCACGCTTGCCAAGATGCCAGCCGTTAAGCTGTCATACACGCCCAAGCCTACGCGCCGCCCGATTGCTAGGACGCTAAACCTTTTACTTTCCGACTTGCACCTTGGCAGCGACCTGACGCAAGCGGAACACCTAAGAGCATACGGGCCACGCGAGGAAGCAGCCGCCCTTTGGTCTGTCATCAAGAACGTATGCGAATACAAAATTGAGCATAGGGCTGAGACAGAGCTTGCCGTCAACGTGCTAGGGGACATCATTGAAAACGAACTCCACGGCCCAGCAGGTAGCGCCCCTTTACACATACAAGTTTGCCGCGCTATCTATCTACTCACGCAAGCCATTGGCCTTCTGGCAAAGAGCTTTCCTAAAGTGCGTGTGCATTTCGCCGTGGGCAATCATGGCCGTGATGCGTCAATTCATCCCAAACGCGCTACTCATCAGAAATTCAACGCAATCGAAACAGGTATCTACTACGCGGTCAAGACGAGCTGCCGCAGTTTGGGGAACGTCACATTTGAACAGCCTCTAACGCCGTGGGTTGACTACCCCGCCCAAGGCCACCGCATATACGCCACGCATGGTGACACTAACCTTACCCCCGGCAATCCAGGCTCAAGCATTGCTACGCGGTCACTCCAAAACCAGACAAACCAAATCAACGCGGCTCTAAAGGACAGGGAAGAATACCGCGTATTCGCCGTGGGCCACGTGCATCAGGCAATGGTGACACAGCTACCTAACGGCGCGTATTTGATTACCAACGGGGCCTTAGTCCCTCCCGGCGGCTTTGCTCAGTCACTCAACATCATGGAAGCACCACAGACCCAGGTCATTTGGGAGACAACGCAAGCGCATCCCGTTGGAGACTTCCGATTTATCACCGTGGATCAAAACATCAAGGACAGCCAAATCAAAGCCTTTGAGGGGTTGGATGACTATTAAGCGCAAGCGTTCCGCACAGGGTAGAAAGCAGAGCTTTGCCAAGCTGAAGGAACGGCAGGCCAAGGCCAAGGGGGACAAGTGAAGCCTAAACCTATCTGCATTGACCTAGACCCGCGAGCAATGGAGGACGAAGCGGCTGGTAAGTTCCTTGCCAGCGTCAAGGACACTTTGACCGCTAGGGCTGGAACCTACCCAGCCTATTCCGATGAAGCGGCCAAGGTAGCAGAAATTTGGAATACGCTTCATCCCGACTTTCTACTTGAGCCTCACCACATCCCGGCCATGATGATGATCGTTAAGCTAGTCCGTGACGCTGGGGGGAACAGCCCCGATAGCCTAATCGACCTGTGCGGCTACGCGGCTAGGAAAGCGGGGATGCAATGACTTGGCTTGATCGGCAGGCTAGGGACATTGCTAACGGAACGGGGCAACTGCTGGCCCTCGTCCCCAAGGCCCTGTTTTGGGCTCTAGTCGCCTGTATGACCGTCTTAACCGTGGCATTCGCCCTAACCCTAGGCTTGGCTGTCGGATTGACCCTAGGCCTATCCTCGCTAGATTCTTGGCTATGCTCTTGGGGGACGCATGGCAAAGGGTGACTATGACCCTAACGCGGCTAAAAGCCTCTACCCAAAATGGAGCAAGCAGGCAAGCGCCCACAAGAACGTAGGGCGCATGACTTCCAAGGCACAAAAAGAGGAACAGCTCAAGGCCTTTGTACTAGAAAAAAGCCTATCCACATATGACCAATTGGAAAAACAAGTAAATACCATCCTGAGTAAATATACCTTTTAATTGACGCAGTTTCTACCATCCCCTAGCTTGAACATCTAAGGCGCATATAGCGCCCCGCTACCCTGTCGTAAGGCAGGGCTAGTCCGTAGCCCCCGGCAGTCTTTGGGATATGCCGGAATAGCGCGGCTCTTGGCCGTAAGGCCGAGGGAGCCTTCCCATCATGGGAACCTATTAGGAGGGCACCTGTCGCCTGAGGCCGCTCTTAATTCTTCAAGCCTACCAAGTCAAGCCTAAAATGCCTTGACGCAGTTTTAATTATCATACACCCTTGACAAGTCAGGCCAGCTTTGGCCTATTAACTCACCCTTGGAGCTACCCAATGGCCCGTCCCAAATCCATTCCCGCCCCCCTTGTTGGCGACCTTAACGCCGAGCCCCTCAACGCTACCGCCATCGAGGAAGCCCCTTCCGTCCCTACTGGCTTTGTTCCATTGGTCGAGAACGTAAGCAGCGAAAAGGAAATTGAAATCCTGCGTTTCAAGACCGATATCAAAGCCGCCAAGCGGAACAACGCCTGGAAAAAGGGCGCTGTGGATATTGAGGAAATTGAGCACCGCCACTTTTGGGATAGCGTCAACCGCCAAGGCGTTCCTAACACCCATTGCGTTGCCCGTAACGGCCATACCCATCACGTGAGCTATGAACTTTCGCCGGACGGCAAGGGGATCAAAACCAACTGCGGCCCCGCCCTTAAAGAAGTACAGCACAAGTCCCCCAACGGCAAGAACAAACGCGCCTACGAGCCCATTAAGCTTTACATGGTGGACGATGATGTGAACGGCGGCGTGAAACCCGTCCTTGACAATCACACGCACGTTATCACCTACATGAAAACCGAAAAAGTCCTAGTCCGTGCGGACTAATCCCCTATCAAAGTAAAATAGGGGGACGCATAAGATGAAACAGGATGAACCGGACTACACAGATAAATTCCTAGTCAGGCAAAAGTTCCTCAACCCCCAAATCACAAACGAGGAATTGGGGAAGCTGATAGGAACAAACGGAAGCAACGTTTCCAGAAGGCTGAATAAGCCCAAGGTTAAAGAGCTTGCCGACAGAATGCACATGGACGTTTTTTTAAAGGGCTCTGCGCTACGCGACTTGGCCCTAAAGAACGCCCAAGCATATATGTCCAATCCAGAAAGTAAAGAGGGCTTTGAGTTCTCTAAGATGTTTGCTCAAGCTGTGGCAGATAGTCCGGCCTCAATGCCTGACGCGCCTATGGAAGCGCCAGAGTTTTTTGATCCCGATGGGGACAAGGGGAAGTAGATGGCTAAGTCTACGATTCAGGCCAAGAGCAAAGATGGTGACAGCAAGGCTTACTTGTGGGTCATCCTTGATACGGGTGGCAAGCTTCACGCCGTAGCGCATGGGGATAGTAGCGTTAGTGGCCTTCTGTCCAAAGGCGGCTTGTCCAAGGCTCTTATAAAGAGCCGTGATGCCTTTATGAAGATGGGCGCAACTCCCAAGGTGACAGGACACCTCATTAACCCGATGACTGGGCAGAGCTTTTAAGTGCTTCGCCTTCCGTTTAGCAGGCGCATTAAGCAACAGTCGGAAGCGTTTGACGATGACGTTTCACCGTACTGTATGCTTTCAGGCGGCTATGGTGGTGGCAAGAGCTATTGGCTTTTTATGAAGCTGCTCAAGCTGTCGGCCTTAAACAAGGAAGCGGCTGGAGGTTTGCTCTGCCCAAGCCTCCCAGAGTTCAAGCGCGATATGCTTCCCATGATGTTGGAGTATCTAAGCTCCAACGTACCTAATGCGCGTTACTACTCCAATGGGCGATACGGCATCCACTTCAAGCTGCCTTGGACGAAACACCCGCTGTTTATCTTCACAGCCGAGCGGCCCGTCAAAGGCCCTAACCTGGGATGGGGCGGCATAAACGAATTCTCGCTAATGCCGAAAGAGCGCATTGACGAGATGATAAGCCGAATCCGCGTTCCTTGCCCTAGCCCTCAATTGTGCTTTGCCGGGACACCCGAAGATGATTTCCTGTGGCTTGAGGAATTTGTTGATAAGCACACTAAAACGGGGAAGCTAAAGGTTCGCACGGTCAGCACGTTTGACAATGTGTTTAACTCAAAAGAGTACGGGCAGAACCTAGTAGACAACCTAGATCCCGAAGCCGCGCAGCTTTACGTCTACGGCAAGATGACAAGGCTAGGCAGGGACTATTTCTATTACGCCTATAAGCCCACGGTAAATGATTTCCCCATTGAGTATGACGAGAGCCAGCTAATCCATGTGGGGCTTGACTTCAACGTTGGCAGAATGTCAGCGGTATTCGCCCAGGTCTACGGGGATGGGGATAGGAAGCAACTTGGCTTCTTCGGTGAGCTGATCCTAAAGAACCATACCAGCGATACCAAGGAGATGGGCCTAGCCCTGGCCGCTAGGTTTGACAAGCGCAACCTTCTGATAACCTGTGACGCAAGCGGACGGGCTAGAAAGACTACGGGGCTGTCAGACGTTAAGACGCTGGAAAGCATGGGCTTCAAGATGCGGTATAAGACCGCTAACCCGCGCATTCGGCGTTCTCAGCTATTGGTCAACGGGCTACTAGCCAAGCGAAAGATTCTCATAAACTCCGAAGCCTGCCCCACGCTAAAGCGCGACTTGCTAAAGGTGGAACAGAAATCCGACTTTGAGATGGACAAGAGCCACGATGAATTGACCCACGCGGCAGACGGCTTGCGCTATCTCTGCGATCAAGAATTCCCTGACTTCTTAGACAAGTCCTTGCGGACACGCTACAAAACTTCCTTTGCCTAGAGGCACAGCATGAAAGTAAAGCTTGAAGCAGACCTACTTAATGCGGCTATCCGTCAAGCAGTCATTGACGACATTCTTAATAGCCCCGAGGCCAAGGCGCGTAAGGACGAGCACTTGCGCCGGGGGGAGGCGTTCCGAGACAGGACTAAAGAACACGTTCTGCGCTTGCTCAAGAAAGAGATGGGCAACGAGACGGCCAGCGAGATGCAGCACCGTACCCCCAACCTTGGCATTGTCAAAAAGGTTATCGGCAAAAAGGCGCGGGTTTACAAGGATAGGCCCGTACGCAAGGCAGAGGACGAGCCAAGCCAAGAGCTGCTTGACCAAGCCGTTGAAGTGCTGGGGCTGGATAGCCTTATGAAGCAGGTCAATGCCCTTGTTGAATTGCACCTGAATATCTTTGTCATGCTGCTTCCCTACCAGAGCCGCAAGGACGGGCTGTGGTGCGTTGCCGCGTCTATCCTTGACCCCACCCGCTTTGACGTTGTGGAGGACGAGAACGAGCCCACAGAGCCTATGGCCGTTATCACCTCGTACTTTAGGGATCAAAACGGATTCTTACAGGACTACCGCGCTGGGGATAGCACCCCTAGCACCATTGCAGAGGCTTCCGCGTCCAAGGGCAAGGAGCTGAAACAATTCTTTGTATGGTGGTCTGATAATTACCATTTCACAACGGACGAGCAGGGCGTAATTGTCGGCGCTCCCGAAGGCAACGTTAATCCGTTCAAGTGCATCCCGGGCGTGTCCTTTGCCAAGGGGCAGAATGGGCAGTTCTGGGCAGAAGGTGGCGAGGCGCTAGTTGATAACGCCATCCTCTTTGGCCTGCTTATGGCCGATATGAACTACAGCGCCAAATATCAAAGCATTGGCTTGGGCTATATTAAGGGCAAGGGGCCGCTGTCCAGCGTCAACGTGGGGCCTAGCCGCTTCGTCCGCATGGCATACGAGGAAGGCGACCCTGTGCCTGAAATCGGCTTCGCCACGCCTAGCCCTGCTCTCGATTCCAACATGGCAATGCTTGAGCAATTTCTTTCCATGATGCTGACAAGTGAAGGCCTTGAGCCAGGTAGCATTACGGGCAAGCTGGACGCAGGCGGGGCGGCTACTAGCGGCGTTCAAGAAATCATCATGCGGTCTGAGCCAACTAGCATCATTGAGGACGAGCAGCAGCTTTACAAGGAAGCCGAGCCGGAGTTAGTGGAGGTGCTGGCGCACATCCTTGCAGCCTACAAGCCCGATATGCTGGATGAGGACTTGCGGGAGCTGACTAGCCTGCCGATAGACTTCGACTATGATTTGAGCTTCCAAACGCCTTCCCCTTTGATGACGGAGAAGGAACGGCTTGAGCTGTTCAAGCTGAAAAAGGAAACGGGCTTCTATTCAGATGATGAATTGATGGAATACCTTTTCCCTGACTTAGACGCTGAGACGCGCACGGCAAAGCTTGCCGAAATCAAGGCGCATAGGGAAGCTATGGCGGAAGCGTTGAAACCTATCAAGGGGGCGCTGGATAAGCAGGATGAAAAGCCACAGGATCAAAAGCTAGATGATAACGGGGAGCCTATCAAGAATGAGGCCTAGGGCCTTTATTTTCCCCTTGCTATTGCTAGTGGCTGCTGACGTTAGCGCGGCCACTAGCACATTTACGCCCACAGTAACTAGGACGGTCACAAGGACAGCGACTAGTACGCGGACACGGACTGCCACTAGGACAAATACGCCTGTATATTCTCGTACTGTATCCCCTACCAGAAGTCCCACCAGGACATCAACGCCTATTTATTCCAGAACGTCAACGCTGACTAGGACACCGACACCGACACCGACCGCCACGCCAAGCAGAAGCCCTAGCCATACGCCAACGTATACACAGACAGCAACACAGACTCAAACAGAGACAGCAAGCCCCACTCCGACACTAACGCATAGCCCGTCACCTACATACACGCCAACTGTTACAGCGTCATTTACTGAAACAGGAACGCCTAGCGAAACACCTAGCCCAAGTCCAAGCCCAACGGTAACGCCTAGCCCAACATGGACTAGGACTAGAACGCCGACTGCAACGCCCACGGTTAGCCCCACCCTAGCGCCGACTTCATCCGGCGGCTTGGCCTTGAGGCAGAGGATTTTGCAAAGGCAGGCCATAGTCAACCGCAGGGAAAGCATTAGGCGTAATCTAAAGCGGGGACGGTAATGCCTATCAACAAAAGCAAGGTAACGAAAATCCTTGACCTTGACCTTGACGGAATCCCGCGTGACTTGCGTGAGGAAGCCAAGGCCGAGGTCATGGACTTCATAAAGGAACAGATGCTTGCCGACTTTGGCGAGGCTACTAGCCCCGTCACAGGACGCGCCTTTAAGAAGCTGTCTAAGGCGTATGCCGAATACAAGGCCGGGGAATCGTCTAGCGTCACGCCTAACATGGAATTGACCGGGGAAATGCTGGACGCGCTGGAAGTGGTGGACAAGGGCGGGAGCAAGCTAGAGGTGGGATGGTGGGACGAGGAGCAGGCTGTAAAAGCCTTTAACCATACCACAGGCGACACCCTGCCCAAGCGCCCTTTGATCCCCACTCCTGACGAGGACTTTAGGGGCGGCATCATGCGCGAGATTGACGCAATCCTAGAGGGCTACCGTGGCGCGGAGTAGGGTCAAGCTTAACCTAAAACAGCTTGAGGGCTTCCTCAAGAAAGCCCAGCCAGCCTTTAACGAGGGGGCGGTAGACAAGCTAGGCGGAGAAATAGACGCAAGTATAGGCAAAGGCTTGAGCCCCGTTAAGGGTGTAGCAAGGTATGACCAATACAAGCCTAGCTATCAGGCAAGCATCAAGGCCGGGAAGCAGGGGGCTGGCAAGCGTGTCCGCCCCGTAAACCTGACTAAGACAGGCGACCTACGGAAATCCCAAAAGGTTAAGGAAGCCAAGGGGAAAGTCAGCGTGGAGTATCGGGACTACAAAGCCCCGTTCCACAATGAAGGCACCCCCGTTATGGCGCGCAGGCCCTTGCTTCCAACTAGGCAAGGCGAGGAATTTAGCCGCGTTATCACAAAATTCCTTAAAGGTCTAGCAATAAAAAGTATTGACGCAGTTTTAAAGTAACTATACCTTGACAACAGGATAGACGTTCTATTCGCATTTTGCGCTGTGCGCGAAGGGGTTTCAAGTGGCTGAGATTTCAGAGCAAGAGCTGGCCGAGCTTAAGGCTAGTGCGGAAAAGGCTAAAGAGTTGGAAAGCAAGGCAAAGGCGGCTGATGACTTCAAGGCCGATATGCTCCGCTTCAAGCAAGAAAAGCAGGAGCTTGCCGAAAAGCTTTCCAAACTGGCAGAGGGCAAGGACGCAGAGGAACGCGCCAAGCTTGCCGAGCAGGGCCGCTACAAGGACTTGCTTGAAAAAGCCGAGGCAGAGAAAGCCGAGCTTAAGAAGCTGGCTGACGGTGCTGCCGAGAGCGTTACCCACTTTGTCCGCAGTCGTGACGTTGAAACCGAGGCCCTTAAAGCTGGTATCCGTCCCGAAGCCCTTTCTGATTTGCGTCTGCTCGGCCTGGATAAACTTGAAGTCCAGCGCGAAGGCAAAGAAATCAAGGTAAAAGGAACCGCAGACTTTATTGCGGAACAAAAGAAGCTTCGTCCCCATTGGTTTGCAGATGCCAAGGCCCCGCAGTTTGACGCAGGCAAGGGCGGGAACTCCAAGGGCGGGGACGCTGGATTGGCTGAACTGGCAAAGAAAGACCCAGCAGCTTATAAGGCGCGCCTAAAGGAAATGGTTTCCGGCAAGGCGTAAAGATAGAACGGTAGCAATGCGCTGGCAAGCCGCCGACACTTTAACTAAGGAGGCCTAACATGGCCGATCAGGTTCTTACTGTTGGCGGTTCCAACGCGGCTATCGTGCCCGAAGTTTGGAGCAGCCTGTTCCAGACCGAGTTCAACGATAGCGTGGTGTTCCCCGCCATTGTTCGCCGTGACTACGAGGGCGAGATTTCGGGCCGTGGCGATACCGTCCACATCCCTAGCATTGCTGACGTTACCGCTACCGACCTGTTGGACGGCGCTCGTAATGACGCAATCACCATCACAGCCACCGTTGACGACCTCGTTGTGGACAGCATTGCCGCTGTTGACTTCAAGGTTAGCACTCTGGCTGACTTGCAGAGCATCCCCTTCATGGACGAGCTGCGCGCCCGTGGTTCTGCGGCTATCCTGCGTAAGATTCAGGATGACATGATTGCCGCTGTGTCTCCTAGCGCCTCTGCCCCTGACCACGTTATCGCCTACGACAGCTCGACCACGCTGCAGGACGCTGACTTGCTGGAAGCCTTTGACCTTGAGGCTACCGCTAACTGGGCTCGTTCGCAGGACAAGTACCTCGTGACTGGCGAGTTGCAGTATAACGATATCGCCAACATTGCCAAGTTCTACGACAAGACGCTTTCGGGCGTGGCTGGCGTGGAGCAGGGCAAGATGCTGGCCCCGGTCTACGGCCACAGCGTGAGCAGCTCGACCGCTTGCGGCACGACTACCTACCTGTTCGAAGGCTCGTTCATGCAGGCCGCTATCGGCGGCTTGAACGTCAGCGTGACCGACCTCGCCGTGCTGGGTGAGCGTGGCTACCGTCTGAACATGGACGTTATCTACGGCATCAAGCAGGTTCACAACGACCGCGTTATCACCATCGGCTAATCATTCCGGCCTAATGGGGGAGCATGTTGCTCCCCTTGGCCCCTTCTTCAAGAGGTTCTAAATGGCTGTGAGTGTTGCTCCGAATACCCTGAACTATCAGGAATTCCTGTACGACTTTAGCGTCCACGGCGGCGCTACTGGCGCGATTACCCTTGGTACGCTTCCCCTCGGCGCTGTGGTCTTGTCGATGCGCGGCGTTGTCGAGAGCCCGATCGCCTCGACTGGCTCGGCCACCGTGGCGCTCGGCACTACGGACGTTGCGGGCGCTTGGCTGGCTACAACGGCTAAGACCCTGATGGACGCTCAGTATGATGTGGTGGGCCAGGCCGTCACCCCCTCGCTTGTGCAGTGCAATGATGCTGCTTCGCGTGACGTGGTTATGACCATCGGAACCGAAGTTATCACGGCTGGAAAGTTCCGCTTTGGCTTCGTCTACTACATCCCCAGTAACAACCTTTCCTAAGTTCGCCTCAATCTACAGTTAGGACGATTCGTTAGGAATTGAAAGCCGGGATAGATGGTGCAACGCCGTTTGTCCCGGCTTTTTCTTAGGGGTACACCTTG